AAGCAGGCCACCAAGAATGGCGCCACCGATGTTCCATAAGCTCATGGTGATTGCTCCTAATCAGAATGCTTTGGCGAACTGCCCGCCCAGGCCCCAGCCACCTAGCGCACCCATCAATGGGCTTCCCGGCTGGTTCTGCGTGCCAGAGTTCGTACCGCCCAAGCCGCCGGCTGCGTTCGCCATGTTGCTGAACTGCTGCTGATAGCTCAGTGGCCCGTTATAGAGGTTCGTGCTGTTCGCAATGTCCTGCTGACCGAAGCGGTTCTGCTGCTCAAGCAGGCCCATCGTGTTACTAAAGTTTTGTTGGTTCTGCCCGAACGCGTCATTGAACAAGCCCCGGTTGAAGTTCTGGTCCCACTGATACATGCCCTGCTGATCGCGGTAATCCTGCCCGCGCATCGTATTGGACAAGTTCCCCAGCGTAGACCCTAGTTGCCTCTGCTGTTCTCCCTGCAACTGCATCAGTCCCGAGTTGCCAAAGCTACCTGAATTTGCCATCGCAGATTCAGTTTGCGGCTTTACTGCCATGTTGTAATTGCGCGTGACATCCGCCGATGCCGAGTCAATGTTCTGTTGCAGAAACGGGTTGTTCTGCCCCAAAAAAGGATTGTTGCCAGTCCATTCGTTCATAGTCAATTTCCTGTCAATGTTCTGCGTTGCACCCACGTACCCGGCGTGCCTGCTGTGATGCAGCGCCAGCCGTCAATCACGTATTTAGATAGCGGTGCCCCAAGTTCTGCAGGCATTGAGTTGTCCACCGTATCGCCCCTTGCCCAAGTTCCCGTTGTCGGCGCAGCAATGGTTGCCGCGTACCGGGCCGACTGCCTGCCCTCGGATAACCCGTTGATCTGATCTGCGAGCGTGCGATAGAAAACTGCGGTAGTCGGGTCCGAGCCCATCCTTGGGGATACGTTGACCTTCACACGTCGCCCTCCGGTATGAGTGCCGCGCCCAAGTGCGTAACCGTGTATTCACCCATGAAATTGAACGTAGCCCGGTGCCACCTAGCAGAGTCCAGCACATCGAAGCGGCCGTCGTAAATGTCAACAGTCGTCGCAGGAGTCAGGTCGTCGCCTAGACGCTCCTTTGTGAACGTCTGGACCTGCGCCGCACTAGGAGTTTTGCCCGGAAGGAACCGCAACCGGATCATCGTCAGCAGCGTGTAAACATTGTCATCCCCAGCGTCCCCTGTCGTCACACTCGACGCACCCGGTGTTCCAGTGATAGACCGTAGTTGATGATCTGTTCCAAACGCTGCCAAGAACCGCCCACCGGAGATCCAGAATTGCGAATCAAACGAGTAGGCGCCGAAGCCGTCAATCGTTGCCGCTATTGCAGGCATACCGTCAATGGTGACGCCTGATCCAATGTAGTTAAGGACGCTTTCAATGCTTGTCGTGACATGCCCTACTCGCTTACTTGGCATGTGGATCACCAGCGCCGAATCTAGCGTGCTGGATAACGTTGAACAGTAGTGAACCCAAACGCGTTGGTTTTGCCGGTCGTATATGCACTGCGTTTTATAGCGGTAGACCGGGTTTGAGTTGTCAAAGAACCACTGCGCATACTCGCCCTGCCCTACCGGCTGCGGGCGTGAGCCGTCGAACACAAACAGGCCGTCTATGCCAACAATGAAATGTGCGCCGTCAATGTCGCACCACGCATCTTGTCCAACGCACCCGGCATTTCCGCCAATGACTAGGGTGAAGTCCCATACCGCAGGAGCGCCAACAAACTGCCCCAAGTAGATCGCACGCTCCTTGTAGAGCACCGCGTATTCGCCGAGCCTGCCCCCTGCCGTGATCCTGCCGGGGCTAGACACAAGCTGCCCCCGAGTCGATAGCGTTGATACGTTCGGCGTCCAGTCGGTTACATCAAACGATGCACAGCAATGCCAGCCGTTGGGCTTGACCCCAACACCATCGACCGTGTTTGCCGCCATCACGAATGACCCAACAGAAAACACAATCTTTGCTTTTGGTGCGCTTGCAATATCGGCGAATGCACCAGACGTTGAAAGCTGGATAGTGTCGGTAAGGTCAGACGCAACCGTGCTATCCCCAAACTGCGCAAACGACCAGCGAGAGTCACTACTAGCCGTGTATGCCGCTGCGCGACTTCTATCGGTCCATGCGCTCGCGACTAGCTCATACAGTTTTGTGGCCGTACCTGCGAATATACGGCGAGAGTCGTCTAGCTTGGTAACGACAGAGGCGCCCAGACATGCAGCGGCAAGCACGGGAACACCCGTTGTAGGAACTGACGATGGTGCCGCACTCATACCCGTTTGCGATGGGATAACGTTCGTCACAGACACTAGAACCCCCGGCGTCGCCGGATCGGCGTCTGGAAGGAAACCTAGTATCTTGTCCACTACCACCGACCCCTAGAACGTATCGGGCCTTTGCTTGGCATTGCTCTACGCTCCATCTTGCCGCGAACCGATGCCAATAGCGGGCCGACAAGCGCCGCCAGGCGGTCAACCTCGCCATAGTTGCGAACGTGCCGCGCACCCTCAAGACACGCCGCGTAGGTGTAGAGGTCTTCGGCATTCACAAGCACCCAATTGCTTGGCACAGAGTCAGACAATGGCGTCGTGCTGGGGATGTAATAGAGCTTGTACGTCCCGGTCGCAGCACCATCGGTCAGCCGAAGGTTTGTGCCCTCTTGCGAAAAGCCCATCGCTGGCGCAGTCTCATCATTCGACCTGATGCGCGATGTGCCGTACCCGATGTCACGCTCCGCGCTAGCATAGTCCGCAGTCACCCGCGTCACTCTGGAACACGCAGGAGGTATCGCCAATAACCCGCCTACAGCCACAATCGTCGCGCTGATTTCCGAGTCTGCTATGTCAAGTTCGCGGAAGATCATCGACTCTGCCCGACTGATGAAAGTCGGCAAGTCTGCGGCCAGTGTTGGCCGGTGCAGGTAGGAAAGGACAGCCGCCTTTAGGTCGGTGTAGTTCATCGCAGGAACTTGTCAAAAGTGCAGAGCATCGGGTTTTGCTTGATCCACTTTTCCATGTACTTCTGGCGGTCTTGCTCAGCCATGCCGAATGTCTTTGCAAATTCAGCCATCGGCATGATTCCGATGCGGCGCATCTCGCCCCAACGCTCCCCCTGCGTCTGTACCCGCGCGCGTGCAGCATCTAGAAGCAGCGGTTCGGCGTCGTAGGTTTCCTTGCGGACGATCTGATCGCCCTCAAACGTCAGCGAAGTGTGAATGCGGTTGAAGCTCACGCCTTCGTCTAGCGTGACCGATTCGTTGGGCGTGTGATCTCGCATAAGGCTCCAGCGTCTCTCGACGTTAAGAATTTGGACGGGCTTTGCACCCGATAGCGCACCCCTACTCAGTGCGTGAGGTTGCCGGAGTTCATCCCGGCTCAGTCATCAACCGCCCGTCAGGTCGGCGATCTTGCCAATCGCGCTCGATGCGCGCACAGTTAGGCCACAGTCAACAGTCACAAGTTCTCTATCGGAGTCACCAGACTTGCCCAACATCTCGGTATTGAAACCGTCAAGGAAGGCCATGTCCATGTAGTCCGGGTTCAGGAGATGAACGTCCGTTGCGCCAGCGGTGTAGGGATGTGGGATAACCATGATCTTGCCGAAGTCGCTCAGGTAAACGTCAGCCCCGCCGACGATGGTTGCCTGCGAGTCTGCTCCCTTGCCAACGCTGGTATTGACGCGGGATGCGGCAAGGCCTGTGAAGGTAGAGAAAACGCCTTTGTGCGCTGGCGACATCACAGCCATCGACGGCACTGCACCGGACGCAATGAACGTCGCTTGCGTAACCGTTTTCAGGAGTGCTTCCGTCAGTGCGCGGCCAGTGCCTGCCGTTGGTGCCGCAGTCGGAACGCCAGACGCCCATGCAGCAGTAGAGCCGCCTACGCCGTGCGAAGTGTTGAAGTAGTTCTGAACACCCAAGCCGGCAGATTTGCCCGCGACGGTGTTCGTCGGAGCAACCGCTGGATTCTTGGACATCACCATCGCTTCCATATCGCGCTTAAGCTCAAGCATCGCATTAGCCCGAAGGTAGGCTTGCTCATTCTTGCGACCGGCTTTTTTCACCAAGTTAGCCCGACGCGAAGTGCCCGGACGCTTGCTGAAAATCTGCATGTAGTTGCCTACACGCTCAGTTGGCGTCTGCGCTTCAAGCGCCGTGTCATCACCGTCGATCAACGCATTGTTAGCATTGGGCGCAACAAGCGAGTCCCGCTGCCATTCGTGTAATACGTTTGTCGCAGTGGAGCGGCCAATGCTTGATACGACCGGCGTCTCCGTAGGGGAAGTGTTGAAAATCTTGTCGATCAGGTCTTCGCGTGAACCGTTCAGACCCTGACCCGCCGTGGTAGACCGGGTATACAAATTGACTGGAATTGCCATTGTGAATTACTCCTGCCCCGTGGGGCTTAACGTGATAGGTACGCCGCCAAATCGTTCAGCTTCGCGGAACCAGACTTGAATCGCTGGTTCAGTTGCGCGCTGCGTCGATCAGACGCCGCAATTGATTTATGACTCGGAAGTTTCGGAGCGGCCTCGACCTTGCGCGTTACCTCTGCCCGCTGGCTTTTCAGCGTCTGGTATGCAGTTGCGTCTCGCATCATTTTGACTATGCGATGGTCATAGACCTCGCCTAGTTCGTCGGCTGTGAAGCCGTATGTCTTGCTCGCGTCGCCGTAAATCTTCGACAGTGCGGCCTTGTCAATCTTTTCCTTCGCCAGCTCTTGCCATGCGCGTTGGAATTGCTGACTAGATGCCTGCTTACGTGCCTCATTCGCCTCATGCTTTTGGCGCTGCTTTTCGCTGTTGATCTGTTGACCAAGCTGGCTCAAGTAGTTCTGAATGCTCGTCTGTCGCTGACTCTCGGCAACCCACGCCTGCGGGTCGGTCTGCGCCAAATGCGCCATTTCCGACTCGTTTCGGATGCCCGCCATGTCCGTGATCGCCTTGAAAACTAGTTCAGCGCGTTCCGTGTAGTGGTTGACAACCTCAGTGTGTTTTGTCCGCAGGAATTCGACAGCCTGGTTTTCGCGTTGGGATAACTCCTGCGTCTTGCGCGTGTAGTCAGCCTGTCGCTGGTAACCCTTGACTAGCTCCTGTTCGCCAACCTCGATGGTTGACTCTTCCCCGTTCTCGTCCTTTGTCGGGACTTTGAACAATCGCTCAGGTGTCGGCTTTGGGTCGTCGTCTTCGTCGCCTTCTTCATCGGTTTTATCCGATTCATCAGCGTCGTCGTCGTCCGATTGAGCGTTTTCCTTTTCCCCGGTATCGGCGTCGCCGGTCAGGTCATCGGAGGTGCCATCTTCCGTCTCAGTGGTGCCCTCATCGGACGTATCACCCAGGAATGCGGCAAGGTCATCAATCCCGTCTGATTCGAGTGCAGAATCTGCGTGTTCGCTCATTAGGTTTTTCTCACGGTCAGAATCGCGCCCCTACCATCAGGCGCAACTAAGGGGCGTCTCTCGACGGTGCCCACGAAAGGTAGATGGCTACCCGGAAACCTTGCGAAAGAACCGCCGCGTGGCAGTCTCGTCCCGTAAATCATTCATGTCCAGTTTCTTACTCGCTATCACGCCAGCCTGCACCAAGCCCGACATGATGCCCTCGAACCTGTCCGCTACCTGCGCCATCTGAAGGGCCAGCGTCTGGCCTTCCTTGTCCCGCAAATTCGTGCTGCGCCACATATCATTGATGCTTGACTTGAGCATCGCCATTGCCGCGATGTAAGCATCGTTAGCCAGCACATCGGATGCCTGCTGGCCTTGGTGCGCGACTTGTG